GATAGAAAAATTTTATTAACAAGTACACCAACGATTAAAGATTTTTCACGTATAGAAAAAGAATATTTAAAAAGCAATATGAATATTTATGAGATTCCTTGTCCTTTATGTGGAGCGTATCAAGAACTGGTTTGGCCTAATTTAATATTTGATGAAAAGAATCTTGATAAAGTTGAATATAAATGTATTTCTTGTGAGCAAAAATTTGATGAAACTTATAAAACACAATTTTTAAGAGAAGGTAAATGGAAGTCACAGCAAAAAGGTGATGGTATTACAGCAGGTTATAGATTAAGTGGTTTATATAGCCCTTTAGGTTGGTTATCTTGGAGAAATTTAGCAGAAGAATTTATAGCTGCTAAAGGTGATTACCCTTTAATGAAAACATTTACTAATACAAGATTAAGTGAAACTTTTGAATTGGATTATGTAAATAAAATGAGTGTTGAAGGTTTGTTAAAAAGATGTGAGGGATATGAAGAAGGAAGTTGCCCAGAAGGTGTTTTATGTATTACTCAAGGTGTTGACTGTCAAATAGATAGATTAGAAATTAGCACTTGGGGATGGGGTGCTGGAGAAGAATCATGGTTAATAGAACATCATGTAATTAATGGAGATCCTCACCAAAAATATGTATGGGAGCAGTTAGATTTTTTTATAAATAGAGAATATGAACATAAATCAGGAAATACAATAAAACCTGCTTTTATCAATATGCAAGAGAAAGACAGGCTCAAGGAGTCATTGCTATTAAAGGACAATCACAGAGAAATAAACCACCTATCAGTAGACCATCAAGAGTAGATATAAATTTAAAAGGTAGAAGTTTAAGTAAAGGTGCAAAAGTATATCCAGTAGGAGTTGATACTATAAAAACTTTATTGATGGGTAGATTGAAAAATAATAAGAAAAATTCTACTGGTTATATACATTTCCACAGTACGACAAATGAAGAATATTTCAAACAGATAACAGCAGAAAAACAGCAGTTAAAAAAGAATAAATCAGGCTTTCAAATTGCAGAATGGATATTGCCATCAGGTCAAAAAAATGAGTGCTTAGATGTATGGGTATATAGTTATGCAGCTTTGTATTTATATTTAGGTAGATTTGATAGAAAAACAGTTTGGGATACTTTAGAGAAAAGAATAGTTAATAAGGATAATGTAAGAAACCATAAGGACGCTACAATAGCTAATAAGCCTACGCAGTCTAATTATGTTAATTCTTGGTAGAGGTAAAAATGTGGATTAGTAATTTACCTAGCATCATTACAGCAGGTACTACTATTGAATGGGTAGACGATGCAACAACTGCTGGAATAAATGAAAATATTAGCAGTCCTGATTGGACATTAGAGTATTACCTAAGAACTAATACATCATCTGAAGGTCATACAGCTACAGGAACACAATACCAAAACAGCACAGGATGGCAATTTACTATTAGTGCTGCAGCCAGTACAAATTTTGATGCTGGAGATTGGTTCTGGGCTGCTAGAGCATTCAAGAGTGGAAAAGTCTTCGAAATTGGATCTGGACAGTTAGAAGTAAAACAATCTTTGCAATATTCTGGAACTCCTGGAGCTATTGATAATAGAACACAAACGGAAATAGATTACGACACAGTAACAGCAGCAATAAGAGCTATAGCAACTGATATGGCTGCTGAATACTCAATAGGAGATAGAACATTTAAGCGTGTTGATTTGGCAGAGCTAAGAAAGTTGCAAAGTCAATTAGCAGCAAGAAAATTTAGCGAACAGCGATCATCGCTAATAAAACAGGGTCTTGGTGATCCTAAAAATCTCTTTGTACGCTTTTAGGAGGGCTTAAATGGGCTTAAAAAACGCTTGGAGGGGCTTATTTACCTCTAATTCTGATAATTCTGCAAATAAAAAACGTGCAAAAATGCACAGAATTTATAAAGCAGCTTCAGTAGATCGCACTACTTTAGATTGGATGGTTAGTCAAACCAGCCCAGATCAAGACTGGAAAAGTGGTATTAGGACTACTAGAAACAGGGTTAGACAACTAATAAATGATAATAACTATGCTGCTAATGCTCTTAGATACGCAACTAATCAAATAGTTGGACAGGGTGTAAGAATGCAAGCACAGGTATTAAAACAACGTGGAGGAAAGTTAGATATTAGACAAAATGAAAAGATAGAGAACGCTTGGAGCAAATGGGGTAGAAGAGATAGCTGCGATGTAAAAGGTGTTCTGTGTTTTTCTGAATTAGAAAGGCTTAGTGTTAGGTCGATGATTGAAAGCGGAGAATGTTTTGTTGTAATTCATAGAAAAGCATACGGAAGAAGCAAAATCCCTTTTTCATTAGAAGTTGTGGAAGCAGATATGTTAGATGAAAATTATCAGGGAATAAGGAAAAGCGTAAAAAATACTTGGAGGTTAGGTATTGAATTATCTCCTGAAGGTAGGCCAGTAAGCTATGCATTTTTGACTAAACATCCTGGAGACGGAAATTTTGCAGCACCACTAGGAAAGAAACAACATATTATTGTTTCTGCAAAAGATGTATTTCATTTGTTTATGCCACAAAGACCATCACAGCATAGAGGTAATAGTTGGTTTACAAGTTCGATAATGCATTTACATCAGTTAGACGGTTTTATAGAAAGTCAAACTATAAGAGCAAGGGCAAGTAGTGCATTAATGGGATTTATTACAAGTCCAGAAGGAGAATTAGATTCAGGTGGTGAGATTTATGACTATCAAAGAGTGACAAGTTTTGAACCTGGGCAGTTCAAATATTTAGCTCCTGGAGAAAGTGTAAACATACCAAACATGGATGCACCTAATGGAGAATTTGAACCATTTCTAAGAGCTATGTTACGCAGTACAGCAAGCGGTTTAGGCTGTAGCTATGAAGCTATAAGTTCTGATTATTCACAGTCTAATTATAGTTCTAGTCGTTTATCACTTTTGCAAGATCGTGATAATTGGCGAACAGTACAGCAAATGTTAAAACAAAACTTTTATCAACCTTTATTTGAAGCATGGTTAGAAATGGCTGTAATAAGTAAAGAATTAGATTTGCCTACATATTCAACTGAACCTGAGAGGTATGAAAAAATTAAATGGGTATGTAGAGGATACAGTTATGTTGACCCACAAAGAGAAATTGCAGCACAAAAAGATGCAGTAAGAAGTGGATTTAAAACTTTATCTGACTGTGTATCTGAAAATGGTGGTGATATTGATGAATTATTAGTATCAAGAGCTAGTGAACTAGCAAGGTTAGATGAATTGAATATTATTACTGATTCTGATCCAAGTGCTGTTAACAAATCAGGTGGCAGTCAATTTAAACCAATAAATACTATAGATCCATTTGGTGATACTCCTGAACCTACAGGAGAAGATGCAGAAGATAAGGGAGATAAGGCAAGTGGCAACTATTAATGGTGTAGAAATAAATCTTATGCCTACTAAGGGCATGAGAGAAGAAGCACAACGCTATAGAGATTGGAAAAAAGAAGGCAGGGCTGGCGGTACAGAAGTTGCTGCAAGAAGAGCAACACAAATATTAAGTGGTAATGAATTAAGTCCTGATGTTGTAATAGCTATGTCAGCATGGTTTGCTAGACATGAAGTAGATAAAGAAGGAAAAGGTTTTAGTCCAGGCGAGGGCTATCCATCAAAAGGTAGAGTTGCATGGGCTGCTTGGGGTGGTGATTCAGGTAAAAGTTTCAGCGATGCAAAATCGGCTACAATAAAAAAAATACGTGAACGTAGTATGCCTAAAAAACTAAAAAAACGTGCAGCACCAGATGCATTATCAGTTGGTGATTCTGTAAGGTGGAACGCTTCAGGCGGTACAGCTAGAGGTGTTATTGATCGTATAGAAAGAGATGGCACAATTAATGTGCCTGACTCAGAATTTGAAATTACTGGAACTGAAGATGATCCAGCAGCACTAATTACTGTATATAGAGAAGTTGATGGAGACTTTGAGGCAACTGATGTAAAGGTTGGTCATAAGTTTTCAACACTTACAAAGATTGATTCATTAAGAAGTGCAACAAAAATACTTAAGCGTAGTGGAGAGACATCTTTTAACGCTGTAGAAGATCGCACTTATGAAATACCTTTTAGCTCTGAATTTGGAGTTGAAAGAAATTTTGGTACTGAAATACTTAGTCACGAAGAAGGTTCTATAGACTTCAGTAGACTTAATGGAGGAGTAGCACCTGTATTGTGGAATCACAATATGGATGAATTAGTAGGGATAGTTAGGAGAGCGTATTTAGATAAAGATAAGGACAAGAAAAAAGGCAGGGCAGTTATCGAATTAAGCAGAAATGCAAAGGCACAGGAAATAAAAAGAGATATAGATGATGGAATAATAAGGTCAATTAGCGTTGGTTATAAGATTTTAGAGATGGAAGAAAGAGAAATAGAGGGAAATAACGCTTTTGTCGCTACTCGCTGGCAGCCCTTCGAGATTAGCCTTGTAAGTTCGCCAGCAGACCCCTCCTCAATGATAGGAAGAAGTCTTATAGACTTAGATACTATGCATACGCAGGGAAATCAGTCTATTATTGAGGATAAGCGTTTAAATACGCATCCAGAAAACATTACTAATACAGAGGAATCTATGACTTCCACACCTCAAGATCTTGAAGTGGTGCGTAGTGAAGCTGCAAAACAGGCAGGTTCTAAAGAGCGTACACGCATTAAAGAAATACAATCAATGTGCAGCCGTCACGATTTTGGCGATTTAGCAGATCAAATGATTGAAAATGGTTCTAGTGCTGATGCATGCAGGGCTGCAATCTTAGAAAGAATCGAAGCTAAACCAGTTGAAACTGTTGCACCAGTTGAAGAACAGCTAAACAAAAAAGAAAAAGAGTATCTAGCAAGAGACTACAAAGTATCTGCACTATTACAAGGTGCTATTACTGGTGATTGGTCATCTTATGGCTCTGGTTTCGCAAGAGAAATTTCAGAAGAATTAAGTAAGTATGGACAAAGAAACCAACAGAATGGTGGTTATTTTGTTCCATTCTCTGCTTTAACAAGAGCTACATACAATACTGCTACTGCAAACCAGGGTGGAAACATCGTACCAACAGATTTAAGGGCTGATGATTTTATTGAAGAATTGAGAAATGCTTCAAAAATGGTTGAGCTTGGAACTACTGTTTTAACAGGTCTTTCAGGTGATGTTGCTATTCCTCGTACAAGTGGAGTTGCATCTAGTGCATATCTAAGTTCTGAAACTGCAAGTATCTCACAATCAGAAGGTACATTCGATCAGATCTCAATGACACCAAAAACTTTAGCCAGTTTTTCAAAATTCTCTAGAAATATGCTTATTCAAGCAACTCCAGGAATTGAAGGTATCGTTAGAAATCAACTACAAAGAGGAATCAATGTAGGTATTGATGCAGGTATTATTTCTGGTTCTGGTTCTTCAGGACAGCCAACAGGAATTTTAAATCAATCTGGAAT